GTAGACATATAATGGCGTTTAAACCAAAATATGTAAGGGTTCGTAAGTGAACCACTCTGGATTGAAAAATAAGAATCTGGCGACGACAGTTGGTCATTATGACCTTCTGAGTATGACAACCGTTACTGTTACTAGGTAAAACCAATCAGATAGAAGGAATTGTCCCCAAGGGGTCACTTTCTTTCTTCTCTGCTCTAAAGCAGTCTGAAGTTCAACTTTAGATTGTTTAGTTCTACTAACACAGTGGTATTAAAACAATAATACCCGGTAACCAAGTCAGGGACTAATTTAGTTCCTGTCGCCTCCCCCCTATATATGCTACTCGCTAGGCGCCTGGTGAATATTCTCCAGTTGGTAAGTAGAAGCAAATCGTGGTCCGTTAAGATAGGTGGGTCTAATAAATTTATTAGGATCCATCTGCCTTATTGCACCCAAGATTGGAGCAGACTCAAGGATTGTTTTCCCTGGTTTCTCTTTTTCTTGTAGAGTTAGTTTAAACTCTAACGATTCTACTCTTTCTAGCCATCTCGAGGCCTCCTCGAAGCTAACGTGGTTGTATTTTGCTTGTTTATAACAAAGCTGATACAGTTCCTCGTATAGTTCTTCGGGATTCTCCTTGGCGAACTCTAGCCCAAGGGACCAATTAGTGAAATTCTCGATCTGAATTAACAGAAGTCTGTAATCAGATGGGAGATCTCCCATAGGTACTATCGTACCATAGATCTTATCACTTTCTCCTTCTTTATAGATAGGAGGGTAATAAGTCTTCTGAGCAAACTGCTGTACAAGCAGTTCAGAATTTCCAAGAAGCAATTGAGCCTTTTTAAGGGCAGACTGCAACATAATAGTTGCTAGTTCCGACTTATACTCTTCGTATATTTCGTCTCTTACTTCTTGTTTACTAAAGGTAATCCCTGGACCAGTAGTAGCATCTTTTAACATGCTGAATGCTGCATTTAATGAAGCCCTTAGTGGTAGGCCAATAGCCTGACCACTATAGTCAGCATCCGAGTAATTCGGATTGACTAGAGC